GTCAATTAGCGACAGAAGCTAAGTTGACACCTATTCACGGTAAAGTAAGAGAATAGGACAAGAGAAGAAAGGGAATTCCCATGAAAGAACCAAAACGCAAACCCCCTCGGCACATCATTGGGTTCTTCAAAGACCCTGCGTCTTGGGACGCGACCGTTTTTGAAACTCTGATTCGGGATGAATTGGAGAACACCTACGGGTCGATCTCGGCAAGCGATGAAACCTTGATCGCGACGATGCTGGTCACGATGGAATCGCTGATGACTGCCCAGCAGCACATTAACGAAGAGGGCTACATCTCGCAGTACGCTGCAGGAATTGGAACCTCGGGCTGGGTGAAGCTGCGAAACGAAAGCATTGACAAGATCATCAAGATTTTGGGTGAGCTGGGTCTGGTGGCCCGCGGCCGTCCAAAGAAGGTCAACAAAGCTACTGCCGTCGATGAGTTGTTCGCCACTGCTTGAACCGGCGTTTCAATACGCGGCTTCGGTTACTCGCGGAGATATCTCGGCGTGTGAGGATGTAAAGCTGGCCTGCCAGAGGTTTCTGGACATGGCCGAGCGGGCTGACGCGCCTTATGAGTTTGTACCGGCCAAGGCCGAGCACATTCTCAAGTTCGTTGGTTTCTGCAAGCACGTCAAAGGACCAGACGCCGGCAAACCGATCACGCTGCAGCCGTTCCAGATCCTGTTTCTGGCGGGCATCTACGGGTTCCGCGATCGGGGCGACCACTCTAAGCGGTGGGTGACCGACGTCATTTTGTTCGTGCCGCGGAAGTCGGGGAAGACTACACTTGCGTCCATCGTTGCCCTGTACGAACTTATGTTCGGAGATGCGGGGGCAGAAGTCTTTACGCTGGCGACTAACCGCGAGCAGGCGTCAATCTGTTTTGACTCGTCCAAGGCCATCGTGGAATCGATGGACGAGCGGCTTGCGGCCAAGTTCCTGACGTTCCGCAGCGAGATCAAGAAGCAGGGCGACAGCACCTCGACGTACCGGGCTTTGAGCCGGGAAAACCGCAAGACCGGTGACGGCAAAAACCCCAGCTGCGCGTTGATTGACGAGGCGGCTCAGATTACCGAGCGGTCCAGCATCGAAGTGCTGCATTCCGGTATGGGCGCCCGCAAGAACCCGCTGCGGCTGTACATGACGACGGCCAGCTTCACCCGGGAAACCAAGTTCTTCGAGGATTTGTCTTACTTCCGCAGCTTATTGCGGGGTGACGCCGCGGATACTGGTAAGTGGTTTGGTCTGCTGTACTCGATCGATCAGGGTGACAACTGGCGCGATGAGGCGGTCTGGGGTAAGGCCAACCCAATGTTGGGCGTTTCGGTCACGACCGAGCACATCCGGCATATGGCCGACGAGGCATCGGCAAAACCGGCCAGCCTGAACGAATTCCTGTGCAAGCAGCTGAACGTGTATGTGTCGGCCAATGCCGCATGGGTCGACCGCCGGTACTGGGATGAGTCAATTGCCGAGAAGCCGGCCGACAAGCCGGAATCTACGTTCCTTGCGTTTGACTTGGCTCACTCTCGCGACCTGAATGCGGTCTGCACGCTGCATCGCTACGGGGAAGAGGATTTCTTCGCGGAGTTCCAGTTCTTCCTGCCCGAGGATTCGCTGGACCTTGTGCCCAATCACTACCTGAGCATCTATCAGCAGGCCAAGCAATCTGGCATTTTGAAGCTGACGCCGGGTAACGTGACTGACCACGCCGAGATCGAAGCCTACATTCGCCAGCAGTGCGAGAAGTATGAGGTCAAAGAAATCGGATTTGACCCGTATAACGCAGCTGCGCTGGTAGCCAATCTGTATGGCTCAGGGTTGCCGGTCAAAAAGATCGGTCAGGGTATGGCGATGCTGTCAAACCCATCAAAGTCCACCGAGCAGCTCATCATGAAGAAGGCCATCAAGCATGGCGGCAATCCTTTTGTGGGCTGGCAGCTTGGAAACTGCGAAGTATATGTGGACGTCAACAATAACGTGAAGGTTCGCAAGAACGAAGCGGACCCATCGGCCAAGATTGACGGCATTATTGCCATGATCATGGCGATCCACTGCCATTTGGACAATGTTTTCGTGTCTGAATCGTTTGGATTTAGGACGTTTGAGTGGTAAAGTGGCCGCAAATGGGGGCCAAACATGGGAATTCTGGACGTTTTTAAGGGTAAAAAACCTCAACAAAACGAAGCGAATACGCTCTTCGGCCAGACTGCGCTGGGCAACAACATCGTCTATCAAGGCGATAACAAGCGGCCCACAGTCAATACGCAGATCCTGTATGTCACCACCAGCGCGGTTAACGATGCCGGCCGTGTGGTCGATATCAGCACCCTGCAGCGCAACAGTACGGTGCTGGCGTGCCTTGCGGCCAAGGCTCGGGCCATTGCTCAACTGCCCATCCAAGTTATGTATGAGCTGGACGATGGCACATGCGTGGATGCGATCAAAAGCGATCAGGTGCCGACTCGAGCCAAAGAAAAGGCCAAACAAGTCCTGAATCTGCTGCGCGAGCCGAATAAGTTCCAGTCGCAGTACGAGTTCTGGTATCAGTTCACGATGTGGCTGGACCTGACTGGCGAGGCGTTCACGCTGTGGTGGCGCAAGGACCAGAAGAACCAGAATCAGACGCCGCTCGAGATGTACGTGCTTGACAGCACGCTAATCGCGGTGACGATCACGCCGGCCCGGTATCCGTCCTATCGCCTGTCGACGCCCAGCTACGGTTTCTCGAAGGACCATCCGCTGGACTACTGGCAGGTCATGCACGTCAAAGAGATGGCGTGGCAGGGCTCTGCAGGCTGGAACAAGGGCATCGCCGCGGTCGAGCTGGTCAGCTTGGATCAGGACATTGACCTGTACGCGAACTACGTCATGCTCAATGGCGCCAAGCCCTCGGGCATGTTCACGACTGAGTCGGTGATTCCTGACGCCAAGTACAAAGAAATTGCTTCTCGCCTGAAAGAGGCATGGGCCAGCATGACGGGTAGCCGCACTACCGACCCGTCAAAACCGGGTCAGGGCATGCTGCTCGATCAGGGCATGAAGTACACGCCGCTGGAGATGCTGAACCTGCAGGATGCGGATGCGTATAACCTGAAGATCCAGACCATGAAGCGGATCTGCGGTCTGTTTGGCGTGCCGCCGGCCATGATCGGTATTGCTGACTCCAAGTACAACAATACTCAGACCATGCTGGACGAGTTCTACAAGTCCACCATGTATCCGATGATTGTGTCGGTGCAGCAAAAGCTCAAGCAGCACCTTTTGACCGGATATCCGAATCTGAGCATTCAGTTTGATACCCAGCAGTTCCTGCAGGGCGCTCCGCTGGATCAGATGAACTATGCGACGGCCGCGGTAAAGAACGGCATTCTGACGCCCAATGAGGCCCGGAAGTATTTGGGCATGCATGCAATTGATGGCGGCGACCAGCTTGCCGTTGACGTTGGCGGCGCTAATGAGCCGATTCCGGGCAGCTCCCCGCAGGATACGGGTGGTGGTGGCGGAAATCAGAAGCGCAAAATGAACATCGGTGCGACTTGACAACTGTTATGGTTAATACAAAATACCTAGCAGCGTTGGCGCAAATGGTCAATAAGCGCCAGACTCCGGTTCTATTGCAACCGAAAGTCGCCCCTAAAATACAAGACAACAATCAGTCCATCATGTCAGGGGTGATCAATGAAACAAGTCCAACTGGTTTGCGAAGCTCGCCTGAGCCTAAACGAAAAGGCCGGAAGCGAGCCAACCGGGAAGATTGAAGCGACCGTTACCACTTGGGGCGCTCGCGAAGGCGCCGATGGCCGGCGCTTCTTCTACAAGCCGGAAGGTTTTATGGAATGGGCCGAGCAGTTTGCTGACTCTGGCCGTCCCCTGCCGATGTTTGTCAATCACAATGCCGATGCTGTGCCGGTGGGTGAGTGGACATCGTTCGAATTTACTGACAAGGGCATGACCGCAGAGGGTCGCCTGTATTTGAATACCACTCAAGGCTCAGACCTGTATCAGGTCATGTGCGAATCCCCGTCTATGTTCGGCGGCGTTTCTGTAGGAGCTTACGCCGATGAATACCAAATGGTTGATGCTGAAGGAGCGCCTTGCGGCGATATGGAAGAAGGTTACTTCCAAATCACCAAAGGCGGACTCCGAGAAGTCAGCGTCGTGATGTATCCCAACAATCCGATGGCCGAAGTGTCCAAGTTGGAGTTCTTCCGCGAAGACGGCTCGGCCGATCTCAAGGTTTTGGAGCAAGCACTGCGGGATGCAGGGCTTATCAAAAAAGATGCGGTCGCTGCCGCATCTGTCTTTAAGCGGGTGTTGGAACAGCGGGATGCTGAACCGGCCAAGCTTGAAACTGCGACGCAGCAGAGGGATTCTGATGCGGAAGCGACCGAAGCAGAAATTCTTGCCGCTCTTGAGCAGCGTGAACTTCTGAAGCATCTTTCCAACCGACTGAAAGGTTAATCATGTCCGACAAAATCATTGAGAAGCTGGACGCTATTGAAGCCCAGACTCTCGTTAAGGCAGAAGAAGCTGCCGCCGCTAAGGTGAGCGAAGCTGTTGAGGCTGCTAAGGCAGAAATCACCGAGAAGGTGTCTGCTTTGGAAGCCAAGATCGCCACGCTGCACGCCCCTGAGATCATTCGCCCGATCGCCAAGACCGTTCGTCAGGACGTGAACCGTTCTGTGCGCGAGCAACTGGCTAACTTCTACAAAGGCGGCAAGCAGCTTGAGAAAGAGCTGCAGATGTTTGCTTCGGAAGACCAGTACTACGCATACATGCAGGAAGCTTCTCAGCTGACTGCTGGCGGCGATGGTAAGGGTGGCCGCACCGCCTACGACCCCGTGTTCGTTGCGTTGCGTCTGTACAACCCGCTGCGTGGCGTGTCGCGTACTGTTGCTACTGAGGGCTCGTCCTATCAGTTCCGCGTCAAGACGGGCAACGCTGGTGCTCAGTGGGGTTATGCGATCCAGAACAACGGTACGCCGACGACTGAAAACACGTCGATTTGGCAGATCGTGCTGAAGGACATCAACGTGCAGTTCCCGATCCGCACCGCGGCTCTGGACGACATTGATGGCTTGGAAGCCAACGTTGTGGACGACATGCTGGCCGAATTCGCTCAGAGCGAAGCTCTGTCGATGATCATCAACAACGACCAGACCGGCACCGGCACCACGGTGACCACTGGCGGTGCTGACGGCCTGCGCGGTCTGGACCAGTACGGCGGCGCTAACGCTACCTACACCGGCGGCACGACCTCTGTGTCTTCGTTCGGTTCTTCTGGCACCGGCTCGACCTCTGGTCTGCACAATCTGGCTACGTACGACCAGATCACCACCAACGGCTTCGGCACTGCCAACAACGTGCAGTTCCAAGACTTGGTGAACATGGTCTACGCGCTGCCGCAGCAGTACTGGACCCCGAACGCAAAGTGGATGATCAACCCGGTCATGCTCGCGGCTATTCGTGGCCTGAAGGACGACAACGGCACCCCGGTGTTCGAGCGTATGCACCCCGCTGCTGAAGATGGCATCGTTGGCAAGCTGCTGGGCTTCGATGTGGTTGTCAACACCTACGTTGACACCCCCACCGCTGCTGGCGCTGCGGCCGGCACCACTGCTAAGTACCCCATGTACTTCGCTGACTGGAGCCGCTACCACACGATCATCGATCGCCTGAACATGGTGATGCGTCGCTATGACCAGACCTTGCCCGGCTTCATCACCTTCTTTGGTGAGAAGCGTCTGGCTACGTCTATCCGCGACCCGTTCGCCGGTGTTCGCTATCGTTCGACCGCTACTGGCGCTTGATAAAGACGGGGGCTTCGGCCCCCTCTTTCCAAAGGGGCTAGAAGGCTTCTTTGGAAAGACTCTGGGCGCAAAGTGAAAAGGATCACGCCAATGGATAATCGAACCGAAGCACTGCTGAGTGCAATGAAGACGGCCATCACTGAGCATCGCATGGTGAAGGTCAACCTCAACGAAGCTTCGGCACTGACCGGCTCTGGTAGCGGCATCGGTGGCCGAGTTCTGTTTGATGACGCATTCGCTGCGCTTCGTTACGCCAACCCTTTCCGACAAGCCGCTCGCGTGGTGCCTGTTGTCGGTTCTGACATGCAGTTCGTTGCCAAGACTGGTAACGCAACCAATCAGGCCGGCAATCCTTGGGGCTACACGGTCCAAAACGACACAGGTGCGCCCGATACCAACACGACTATTTGGCAATTGCCGGTTCGCGTCGTGGCTGCGCGTCTGCCGATCCGTTCCGCGGTTCTGTCTGACGTAAACAATCTGCAGTCCACGCTGGTTGAAGACCTGATGCTCGAATTCGCGCAGCTCGAGGGCGCCAGTATGGCGATCAACAGTGACCAAGCTGGATCAACCACGACGACGACTGGCGCGACCAATGGTCTGCGTGGCCTGAACATGTATCTGGATGGTGCTGCATCGGCTTATGGCACGTCTGGTACGGCCATCACCAACGGCATCCACACGATCGCGACGCAGACGGCCACGACGGCCATTACGTATGCTGATCTGACGGCCGCGGCTTCGAAGCTGCCCGGACAATACTGGAGCTTGCCGGGTACGGCTTGGCACATTGCGCCGGCCACGATCGCCGCTCTGCGCGACTTGAAGGACGACAACAATCTGCCGTTGTTCCTCGAAACTGGCGATGAAGATGGTGGTGCTGTGGCTCGCATTTTTGGCTGGCCCGTTGTGCCCAATCCTTACTTGTCTGCTGCCTACCCAATCTATCTGGCTAACTGGCCGCGGTTCCTGACCATTGGTGACAACGAAGAGTTCAGCCTGCAGCTGATGGAACAGACCCTTCCGGGCTTTGTGACTATGTATGCTGAAAAGCGCGTGGTCAGCTCGGTGCGCGATCCTTTTGCTGGCGTGCGTATCAAGGTCTAAGGAGTCGCAATGACTGCTGATTCGTACCTGACATACGGTGGGCCGTTTCTCGCGCCCACCCGCAACCCGTTCAACTATGCCAAGTTTGAGCAGATTGACCGGGACAATGTCACGCCTTGGTTGACGCTGGAAGACATCACGCAGCAGATCAACCTGTTTAACGACGAATCGCAAGACAGTTATCTGACGATGCTGGAGGTGGCCGTTCGTCAGGCCATTGAGGACTATCTTGGTCTGCCGATCTTGCCGGTTAGCTATCGCGTGTACTACAACGCAAGTTCGCTGTATGGCATTCCGCTGTCGTTGGACCTGCCGCAGATTAGCGCTGGCACAACCAGCGGTCCGTATTGCTACAACGGCAACAATGGTGTCGAGATCAACAAGGTTGGTTATTGGAACGATTCCACGCCGCCTGTTTTCATCACGTTGCCTACCACGTCGTACATGTATGACAACAGCGGCAACAAGATCATCTTGAGTGATCTGCCGACTAGCATCAACACGTTTATGACGTCACCTGTGGTGGCCGAATACACCGTGCAACCTAGTCCTTTGGCCGCTTATCCGGTGATCAAGCAAGCTGGTCTGTTGTTATTTACGCACCTGTACAACAATCGCTCAAACACAACCGAGCCGATCATGCATGAAATCCCGTTTGGGGTAGCGCAGCTGCTGCGGCCGTACAAGCCTCTGGTGATGTGACATGGCAATTGCACGGTTTGAGAACATCGCTGTCAACAACCTGACCTTCGGCAAGTCCGATTTCGGGGAGCAATCGACCACGATTAGCAAGTGGTTCGATACGCGGGCGCGTGTCTCTGACGTGGCTAACAGCCTGCGGATTAGTGACCGCTATCGGCTGTATCAAGATCTGGTGCAGTTCACGCTGAACTACACGCCCAACATGAAACAGATTGTCGATCGGCAAGATTTGTATTCGTTCACGTGGCGCAACCACGAATGGCGAATCACTGATTGCCGAGAGGCAAACGATCGCATGAGCATCACGTTCATGTGCTATCGCAACGATCCGGTGACGGCAGTCTGATATGGGACAAAACAACGTAGTCCAGTACGGCAAGGCGATTCAGTACCAACTGAGTCAAATCGTCACGCCTGTGCCGGTCTATGCCGCCTTCAACCGAAACTTTGCGACGCAACCTAAGTTTCTGACGTGGTTTCTGCGCGACGTTCACCAAGAGGTGTACACCGGACCAAATCAGAACAACAAAGGTATTGATCGGCCGGTGTTTCAGATTTCCATCTTCACTCAGCAAATGGAAGATGGCTTTACTATCAGCGATCAAATACTACAATCTTTGCATGGGTTTAGTGGGTTGTTTGGTGGCCCGACGTTTGGTTTCAACGTGTCGAAAGCAGATGTCTACTGGCTTTACAACTCATACGACAACACTGAAAAAATGGCGCAGATCTTCCTAGACTGCCGGTTAGACATTCCAACATAAGACACACCTCAGTCTTTATCGAAAGGAATTGAAATGGCCCTTCCAAACAAAGTTCTACCGGGTTTTAGTGCATCGCTGTATGCCCAGTCTGGTGCCACGCCCACTCCGCTGACCACCGCGCAGCTTTCTCTGGTGGCGAGTGTTGCCCCGATCGCTGTGTCTGGCAACTTGCTGAACGTCGAGGCTGTGCCTGCTTTCGGTCAAGACGATGCAATGGCTAACTTCTCGGTTGCTGGTTCGCGTCAGTCGGACAAGATCCCGACGCAAGCCGCTCCGACGTCGATGACGATCACTGCCGCTTGGAATCCTTCGGATGCCAACATCCAGCAGATGCGTACCGACGCTTACAACGGTACGATCGACCGCACGTTTGTTGTGGCCGCTACCGATGGCACCAACATCGTGTATTACGCGTTCAACGGCCGTGTGAGCCAGTTCCAGATCGATGCTCAACCCGGTGCAGAAGCGAAAGCTATCTTCACCATCCATCCCCGCGGAAACCAGTACGGCTGGTCCAACAACGTTTGAGGTGAACCATGGCACTGCCTAACAAAATTCTTCCCGGTTTTAGCGCATCGCTGTGGTGCCAAACTTCGGCCACGCCGACGCCCCTTTCTACCGCTAACCTGTCGGTCTGGACCGCTCAGGTTGCCACGATCGTTGGCACCGCGGCTGGTGGCACTGGCGCCGCTGGTACGCAGCTCAACGTCGAAGCCGTCCCGGCATTTGGTCAGGACGACGCAATGGCGAACTTCTCGGTGGCCGGCTCTCGTCAGTCCGACAAGATCCCCACTCAGGCTGCGCCCACCAGCATGACCATCACGGCCGCTTGGAACCCGTCCGACGCCGGTCTGTTGCTCATGCGTGCGGATTCGTACAACGGCACTATTGATCGCACCTTTGTGGTGGCTGCATACGACGGCACCAACACCGTTGCTTATGCCTTCAATGGCCGCGTTTCTCAATTCCAAATTGACGCGCAGCCCGGTGCGGAAGCCAAGTGCATCTTCACCGTCCACCCGCGTGGCAATCAATACGGCTGGAGTAATTCGTAATGCTTACTGATGTCATCGAAGAAATCGGTTCGAGCTACGGTGACATCCGCGCCTTGGCTCGCTCCGCTGCAGTCTCTCCCACCGAGGTTGCTGCAGCTCTTGCCAAGGCGAAGCCGGGAACGGTGGAGCATGTGGTGTTGTCACTGCTGGCTGAGTACCACCCAGTGGTCAAGCCGGCGGCTGAAAAGCCAGCTGTAAAAGAAGAGTAAACATGACAACAACAATACAAAATACGAATGACCTACTGAACTTTTTGATTAGCCGAGCCAGTTCTGGTGACAAGAACTGGTTTGGCTTTTCTGAGCAGCGGATGACTTCCATCACGCTGGCGCATGAAATCGCAAAGATTCATGCAGACAAGATGACCCCTTCCGAGGTGGTCCAATACGCTATCGAGTTGAACCAAGCGATCTATCGTTTGGTAATTCGGCCTCCACAAGGATAAGACATGAAACTTTTTGCAACTCTGGGCACTACCGAAAGCCTGCGCGTCAAGACTTTTGAGCTTGGTGGACACAAGTTCAAGGTTCGCATTCCTCTGTCTAAGCAGATGGATGAGATCAATGAGCGTACCGAGAAGATCGACCCGGCCAAGTACAAAGAACGGTTTGATCGGGTGACTGCCAGCCTGAGCGGTGAAGGCATTGAAAAGACCGAAGACGATGTGATCGTCGATGGCCGGTCTACTAAAGCTCTAGTTGAATCGGCTATGCGGTTTGAGAATCGCATGGTTGAGTTTGTGCGCTTGTTGGTTCCTGAGCAGGGCACATTGGATGACATCACATACGAAGACATTGAGAGTGAATGGCCGCTTGCTACTCAGCTAGAGGTGATCTCTGCGATTGGTGAAGCCATTCAACCGTCATTTGGAGAAGCCAGAAAAAACTCTTAAGGGACACTCACGCCCAAGCTCGGGCTTATGTCTGGGCGCATGGAGGGTGTCCCGACGAAATACCGGCAACAGACATGCGTAACATCGAAATCATGCTTAACGATGGAATGCTCGGCCAGAAGGCTGTGTTGCTGGCTCTGAGCAGTCTTACCACGGGTAATCTCAACTCCAAGTTAGCGAAAGGCACGGCACCATATCGAATCAATGATGTGTTGCCGACCACGCACGATTA